ATGTATAACCGATATAGTGATGCGGATGCCGCATACAGCATGATCGCCGGTATGATCTCTGTTGGGTCTATGTTTCTCTTTACGATACCAATGTTGATCGTTAGCTATTGGCTTTATTACCGCATTATCAAAAAGGCAGGTTATCCTGGCGCTTGGGTGCTCATTTTATTCGCTCCGACGGTCGTTGCTGTGATCGGAGGGATTGTTGCCGTTGTGGTTGCTTCGCAAAGCAGAGGGAGCGGACAGGTTGCGATTGGCTTAGTCACTGTCGCTTATGTTTTGGTTTCGTTGGGCGTGGTGGTGATGTTCTATGTCTTCGCCTTTTCCAACTGGCCGATCCTGCGGAAAATTGCGGCTCACAAAGTTCTTCAAGCTTCAGCACCGCCCAATAACCTGCAGGGGTAAGTGCGGCTTTGCTCTTTGTCTTAGCGGTCCAGGTGTTCTGCCTGGGCCGCTTTCTTTTGTTCGTCTGATCCTGAAAGTTGTCCGCATAGCCATGAAAAAGAAATGGTTGGTTGGGTTGGCGCGATCTTGCTAGCCTTTTTGTCGTGTTCTCGGTGGCGCGAACGTGGTATCAGGATAAGATTGAATGTGTATCAGGTATTTCTAGCGCTTGACGGCCAAGGGGGGGTGTCCTTCCGGCGGTAAGGGGCCGAGCGCTGATTTGGGCGCATGCCACGAGGCCGAGGTTGCTGTCGTTTGGTCTGTAAGGAAATCAGGATGTCAAAGCACACACGCAAAACCTCGATGGATCAGCAGGTCCATGACTTGCTTGGGGCCCTGGTTGACGTGGTGACAAGCCTGGAAAAATCCCATCGCGAAGTAGAGGGCAGTGGCATTCTGCCCAGTCAGCGGCAAAGCCTTTATGAAAAGGTGCTGACCGATATGGAGCGCTTGGCCAACCTGCTTCACCTTGCCGAGAGCCATTCCGAATCTCTTTTGAGCGAACAGACCTGCCGCATGATGCGGCACACCCTCGAAGACGTCCGCCAGCGTGCGACGGCGGTGGGGATTGGGGTCGCGTTAAACCGGGTGCGGTCTTTGCGTCGGATTGCCGATCGCTCGACACAGCGTCACGAGCATCCTTTGGGGAAGTCCTTTTATCTGCGTGATGCCTTTGTCGATGCGGTGACTTTGCTGCGCAGTCTGTGCGATTCCTTGCCGCAAGAGCATCTTGATGACTTGGCCGATAGCGCGGCGACCATTAACGGTCTGATCTCGCGGGACCGCAATGTGACCTGGCTTCAGTCCTTTGCCCAGGACGAACCTTGCACCTTGATCAATATCGAGGACATGGCCTTTCGTCTGAAAAAGGACATGCCCAAGACGCCGGGGCCTTTGGACGCCCGACTGGAATACGGGAACGACGAGGAAGCCAACCAAGCCTTTCCCTTTGTGGCTGGGCGCTAGGTCTCTAGGTTCTTTCCCACAGCCCCCATGCCGTCGTCGCTGCCCAAAGACAGTTGCCACCGGGGGTGGGGACGGTGGAGGGTGGAACAGGGACAAAAGGGCCGGAAATAGAGTCCAGTCTTCGGTGTCTTTCCGTTAGCTTTTGTCCGCCTCGGTCGTTTTGCCGGGCAGTTGGGGGATGGTGCATTCCAATGTGGTCGTGTAGCCGCCTCCGCCAAGGGAATGGGTCGCCGTCGTGATGATCCAGTCTCGGTTTAAGCCAGCGCGTAAACCCGAAACCGATATCGTCATGTTCGCGCAAAGCGACGGATCGCCAGGAACCGAGGTCGATAACGTCGCCGTTCCTCGGTTCAATTGATCAAAGGCCGCCTGTGCCGCAGCTCGCGCTTGTGCCTCGCTGGGGAAAGACCGCGTCAGGGTGAAGTTCGGCTTGCCTGACCCAACCGTCGCCGTCTGCTTGCGGCCCCGGTTGTGCGAATGCCAGGTCGCCGAGACGCTTTTATACTTGCCCCGCTCGGTGAACTTGACGTCGTAAGAGCCCATCCGGTGCGCCGAAACCGGAACAACCGCTAAGGCTAAACCCGTCGCGCTCTTGCCGTTCGCCGTCGGTTTCAAAATCAAGCAGCCGTTCGCAGGCTTGAATACCGCGTCTTGGTCTTGCGCCAGACGGGTCAATAGGCTCATCGCGTTCTCGTTGGTCTGGTCAACGTGGGTGTAGTGAACCGACGCTAAGGATGGGTCAATGCGCAAAGTCAATCCGTTCTCGGCCGCGATCTGACCCGCGATGACGCCCAGCGTGGTGTCGTGCCAACTGCGCGTTTGGCTGCTTTTGAGCGTTGCTAACATGTCCGCCGCCTTGGCCGAAATGGTCATCTGAGACGGCCAACCCGATAGCGAAACCTCGTCAACCGTATAGCTCCCCATCCCTTGCAGGCGGTCGGTGGTCCCATAGCGATAGCCCAATGAAACCGCGAGCTGCGCGCCAGCTTGGGGCAGCTCTAGTCGGTAGTCGCGGTCGTCTAAGGTGAGGCTCAGGGTGTCAGATTCCAGGCCGTCTTTGTCGGTGATCGACAGGTCAATTAGGCGGTCGGAAATCAGGTCGGTAATGTCCTGGCTATTGGCCAGAATTTGGAAGATTGGCGTCATCTCTTCGTTCCTTAACGGGCCAGGATGGCGCGGCCCTAGTCCCACAGCTTGATGGTCGTGCTGCCCGTTGTGGCCTGGTCGGCGGTGATCTTGGGCAGGGTGATCAAGATGCCGCCCGGCAGTATCGGCCCCAGGTCGGCAAGGTGCGGGTTGGCCGCCAAGATATCGACCAGCGCCGTCTCGCTGCCGTAGTGTTTCCAGGCAATCGCATCAACCATGTCGCCGTGAACCGTGCGATAGGTGCAGGGGCTGCTCATTTGCTGTCGCCTCCGTAGCTGATCAGGGACATCTTAAAGTCGATTTTCAGCGGGGCGCCGTTGCCCAGGAACGTGGTGCGGTCTTCGCTGATGCTTTCGATGCACCACAGGCCCAGGTATTGGCCCCAGCCGCTGATGGCGACCAGGGGGGTGCCTTTGTTGGCCTCGGCGCGCATGGCCGTCAGCTGGCCCAAGCCGCCCTTAAAGTGCGGGTAAATCGTCCCCGACAGAGACATCTTTGGTGACCCCGGACCCAGGTATTGGGTCGCAGGCTGGCGGCCAAAACGGTCGATGCTGGCCCAGCGCCAAGAGTTTTCTTGGCTAAAAGCCTGAAAGGCCGCTTTCTCTAGGCAAAAGCGATAGTCGCCCAGCGCCATCATCTGGGTGCTGATGTTGGGCGTCCGCCGTAAAGGCGGAGCGCCGTTCTTGAGCGAGGCCTTGGCGGGGCTCGCCCCGGTGGTGTTGGTCGCCATTGGGGTTCTCCTGCGATGGAAAAAGGGCGGTTAGGCGGTCGGGGCGGCCAGGGTGGCGCGGCTGGCGGCGGTTTCGCGGTCGGTCCAGCGCTTTAGCTCGGCCTTGACCAGGCGGGCGACCTCGGCGGCGTCCATGCCTGGGGCGGCGTTGACGGTGATCTGGGCGTTGACCACCGCCTGGGGGGGCGGGCCGCCGCCGTGGCGGGCGTCGCTGACGCTGGTTAAGGTCGGGGTCGGGGCGGGGGTGGTGTTGACCGCTGGGACCGGCTCGCGCGGTTTTTTGTCGGTCTCGGCGTCCTGTTCGCCGTCGTCCTGTTCGTCGGCGTCCTTTTCGTCGGCGTCCTTTTCGTCGTCGGGGCCCCAGAAATAGCCCGCGATCTTGCCGACCACGCCGCCGATGGAGTCAATGATCGCCCCGGCCCAGTCAAAGAACGCTTGCCAGCCTTCTTTGATGCCGTCCCACATGCCGCCAAAGAACTCTTGGATCGCTTTCCAGGGGCCCATCAGGGCTTCGCCCAGGCCGCCCAGCCAGGCTATGATTTCGTCCCAGTAGGAATAGATCAGGTAGGCAATCCCGGCCACGGCGGCGACGATCCCGGCGATGATCAGCACAATCGGGTTGGCCAGCAGGGCTAGGTTCAGGCTGCCCAGCGCCCCAATCAAAGGCGGCAGCACCGACATGGCAATCCGCAGCAAAGCCCCGCCTGCCGAGGAAATCAGCCGCACAAAGGCGCTGCCGAGGACATTTTTGACCACCCCAAAGCCTTTGACCAGCGAGGTCATGCCCGACAGCAGGCCGCCTTTCATCGCGCCGCCCAGGCCGCCAAAGGCCGCCTTGATGCCGCCCAGCAAAGAGGGGAAACGTTTGACCCGCTTTTCCACCCCGCCGAGGCTTTTTTCGACCTTGCCCATGTCGCGGCTGACCTCGGCGGCGCCGCTGCGGCGGAACAGCCCGCCCAGCATGGTAAAGGGCATCGTGAGGTCTTGGACCAAGCCCACCATCATGCCGACCGAAAAGGCCATGTTCATCAGCCCGTCGGCAAAGCTGCCAAAGTCCGCCCCAGGGTCGGGCAGGGCCTCTATCGCGGGCGCGGCTTTGGGCTCGGTTTCGGGCTCGGCTTGGTCGGGCAGGCGATAGGCCGCGTCGTTGTCTTGGGCCGCGCTGGGGGCGTCGGGATAGAATTCAGGCGGCTCGGTGGGGTATATGGGTTCAATTTCAGGCGGCTCGCTGGGGGGGTCGGGGTAGAATTCGGGCGGCGCGGTGGGGCCATAGACCTCGCCCGAACTTTGGGCGGCGGCGTGGCGGGCATTGGCCTCGGCGATGGCTTTGTCTTCGTCGTAGGCTGGCTCGGCGGCAAAGGCCGAGGTGGCCCCTAAGACGGTTGCCACCGCCACCGTAGCCCCCAGGCCCCTCAGCAGCCGACGGCGGGTTGGGCTGGCCGGTCGAGGGCCGCCACCGCCACCGCCACCGTTGCCACCGCCACCGTTGTCGCCGGTGCCGCCGTGGCGATTGCCCCCGTTGCCGTGCCCGCCGCCGCCAAGGCCGCCTGCGCTGGGGCTGGGTTGCCGCGCAATGCGGTCGAGCCAACCGGAGAAATGCTGTAATTGCTCCACCGCCGCCCGCAAGGCGCTGGTAAAGGCGGTGGGATTGCCCGCAGACCCCTCTTTGCCCCCCAGATTACGCAGCATCAGGGCGAGCTTGGAATTGATCTTGGTCAGCAGGCTGATCTTGCGTTCGGTCTTGCCGTATTCGGGCGAGCGATGCAGGGCGAGCAGGGCGCGCACAGACCCGTTGATTTTGTCCAGGCCATGCATCAGGCCGCTGCCGGGGGTCTTGGTCTTGCGGTCGCGCGAGGTGCCTAGCCGGTTGACGATGGTCTTTAGGCTGGCATCCATACGGCGCAGAAAGGCGAAGTAGTTGTGCTGCTTTTCCCGGCCTCGGGCTTGGTCTTGGATGGCGGCCAGGATGTGGCCCAGGCTGCGGTCAAGGGTGTTGAGCTTGCCGTTGGCCTTGCGGGCCAGTTCGGGCAGCGTGGCGAGGCCGTTTTTGCCGTTATCGCCCTGTTTGCTGGTGGCCTGTTTACTGGTGGCCTGTTTGCTGGTGGCGGCGATGGTGGCGGTGTTCGATCGAATGTCAGCCAGCAGGGGTTTGAGCTGAAGGACGGCGTCTTTGGCTGACGTGACCTTGGTGGGATCACCAAACGCGATGTCGCGCACCGACGTCTTGAGCCCTTTGGCCCGTGCACCGGCGGCGGCACGATAGAGTGCAGCGCCGAGCCGCGTTGCGGCCAGGGTAATCGCCCCCAGGGCGATGAATGCCAAGACGATCCCATCGCCTGCGGTGGCGATCCAGTTGGTGAAGGAGGCAAGCGCTTCGCCGATGGGGAAAAACAGCAAGCCGAACTTTTCCAGGGTAAAGCCGAGGTTGCTGACCGCGTTGCTCCAGTCGTTGAGCAGGGCGTTGAGCCTGCCTTCAAAGCTTTGCTGATAGGCGGCGCTGGCTTTGTCGAGGGTCAGCAAGGCCGGGTTGGGCCCGCCATCGGGGGCGGCGTGATAGGGGGCAATGGCCTGGCTGTATTGGGCGCTGGTGGCGCGCAGGTCGGCGGTGACCAGGGTGCCTTTGCCCGCCTTGGTCAAGGCGTCGATCACCGCTTGGGCCGGGTTTTGTCCGGCGTTGATGGCATCGCGGACGATGGTTTCAACGCTGCTGTTGCCCTGGTCTAGGGCGCTTTTGATGGCGCTGGGCAGGCTGGCGGTTAACGAGGTCGCCAAGCCGCTGAGCGCCAAGGCCCCATCGCCGCCGCTGCGGGCAGCCAGGGTGGCGCGGGCGAGCATGCTGTCAAAGGCCGCCATGCCCTGCTGGCCCTGTTGGCCCATGGCGTTGGATTCGGTTTGCATCTGGCGCAGGGCGGCTTTGGGGTCGGTGATCCCGTTGGCCAGCATAAAGTTTACCAGCTTGTCGCCCATCTCGCGCAGGGCATCGGCGTCCGAGGTGTCGATCTGAAAGGCGCTGCCCATGTCGCGCAGGGCGAGCGCCCAGTCCTGTTGACTGGTTCCGTCGACCACCTGGGCGGCCTGTTGGGCGCGGGCGGACAGGTCAATGCGTTGGCTGGTGCTCAGGCCGGGCAGGGTGGCAAAGGTCTTAAAGGCGGTGGTGAGGTCGGTGGAGCTAAGGTGCAAGGTTTCGGCCGCGCGGGAGAGGCCGCTAAGCACCGCGCCATCCAACACCCCGGTCAGGTTGCCCCCGGCAAAGGCGGCGTTACGCCGTTCGCGGCCTTCTTCGATCGAGGCGGCGAAGGAGGGAAAGACGATCCCATTGAGGGTGTCCATCACTTGGTTGATTTTCACCCCCAGGCCGGTGAGGGCGGCGGTGAGCTGGGTTGGCCCCTGGGCGGCATCCCGCGCGGCGGTGTTGAGGGTCTGGAGCGCCGTCACAATCTGGCTCAGGCGACCGCTGAGGTCGGAGGGGAAAGCGGTGATGTTTTGTGCCATGCCGTGGGCGTCCTGATGTGGTGGTAAGGGTCAGGCCGCCCCCGCGCCCTGGTCGGGGCGGGGGCGGGTGAAAGAGGGGGGCAATCTGGCAGGGGGTGGGGTTGGGGGGATTAGCCGCCGTTTTGGGCGCGCAGGATGTCGAGCGCGCTGTCCACCCAGGGGCCGAACTCGTCGAGGTCGATGTTTTCGATCTCGGTCAGGCTCCAGCCGGTGACGGTGGCCAGCAGGACTATCCGATGACGGAGGTCATCGTTGTTGCCAACAGCTCCTTGGGCAAAAAATCGGTGACTTTGCCTTGCAGGCGCACGTAGTCGGCGAGCGAGAGCTCGTCGATGGCTTCGGGGGGCAGCTCGCAGAGGTTGGCCAGCAGGCGCTGTTCAACGTCTTCGGGGGCGTCAGAGGATTTCCGGGCCAGACGGATATCGCGCACTTTGGGTTTGCGGATGGTCAGTTGGCTGAGCGTCTTGCCGTCAACGGTGATCGGGTCTTCCAGGGTCAGGATGTTGGTCGGCTGGGTGCTGGTGGTGCTGGTGGTGGTCATGGCGAATGGATCCTTGTCAGAGGGAAGGAAAAAAGGAGCGGTGCAGGGTTGAGGTGCGCGGAGAGAGAAAGCGCCCCCGCACCGCCCAAGGTGGGGAGAAAACGTGCGAGAAACTGGGCGCTTAGAAGCCCAAAGCGGCCCGCTGGGCGGCGGTCTGATCAACGCCGGAGATGACGCGGACCATGTTTTCGACGTCGATTTCGATGATTTCGACACCGCCGATTTCCAGCTTGTAATAGCGGGCGGCGATCTGGGCTTTCAGGGTGCCCTTAGAGCCGGTTTTCCACGAGCCCATGTCGGTTTCTTTGAACCCGCCCTGCAGGGTGATGACCACCGGAACGACGGCGGTATCGTCGCCCTGGACCGCACCGCGCAGGACGATGTTGGTCTTGTTGCCTTCCATCAGGCCCAGCATGGCGAAAAGCTCGGGGCTGTATTCGGCAAAGGTGAGGGAGGCTTCGAGCTTTTCCATGCCCATGTCGATCTGCATCGGGGCATCCATGCCACCGGCGCGGTGTTCTTCGGTCTTGAAGGTGATCTTGGGCAGGGTGATTTCATCGACGCGACCGGCATAGCCAATGCCATCGACGAAGCAGGTGAAATTCTTGAGAACCTTAGGCAACATGGCCTGTTACTCCGTAGAATGAAGGGAAAAGGGAAAGGCACCAGAACCCGTAAGGCGGCCCCCAACCAGATCCACACCCGTGGATCTGCTGGGCCGTTGAGGCCCCGTGCCCGCGTGGGCACGTAAGCCAAGCGGGCGGAGCCCGCGCCCGGCGCCTGAGGGCCAACAAAAAGCCAGCCCCCCAACCAGATCCACACCCGTGGATCTGCTGGGCCATTGAGGCCCCGTGCCCCCATGGGCACGTAAGCCAAGCGGGCGGAGCCCGCGCCCGGCGCCTGAGGGCCAACAAAAAGAGCTAGCGCGCTCGCGCGCTAGCCTTGCTCAAACGTATTCAAAAGCTCTTCGTAGTAGTCGCTGTTGCGGTGCATGCGGAAGGTCAGGTGTTCCAGCGGGGCGGGGGCTTCGTTGTCGAAATCGACGTAAAGCTCGCCGCTCATCATGCGCTCTTGGGTGTTGAGCTCGGGGTCGATCCAGACCTTGCCGCCGAGCAGGGCACCACGGGCCTTTAGGCTGCGCAGATAGGCGTTGACGCTGTTGGCGATGTCGGCCAAAAGCTGGCCCGAGAACGGCCGGTCAAGGGCCCACAGAAAGGCCTGTTCGATGCTTTCGTTGACCATGTCATGGGTGCGGCGCACGCTGAGGAAGGCCCACAAGGGATCAGACGAACAGGTGCGGTTGCCCCACAGACGATAGCCGTCTTGCTGGATGATGGTCGCCACCTCGTTTTCGTTGAGAGTGTTGGCGGCGCAGTTGGGGTTAGACAGCGCAAAGTCAATCGGGCGGGAAATGCCGACCACACCGCTGAGCACCTGATTGGACGGCGACCACCAAAAGCCCTTTTCGGCATCCATGCGGGCGATGGTGCCCGCCACACGCGGCGAAGCCGGTTTGGCCACCGCCATCTTGGCGCTGGTGTCCCAGACCATCACTTCGGGGTCAACCACATAGACGCGGGCGCTGCCCCAGTCTTGGCGATAGGTGATGGCGTCGACGGCGTCGGTGTTGGGGCCGTCGGCGATGATCACCGCCCGCATACCAGCCGCGATCGACAGCAGTTCAGCCACCACCGGGTTGGCGGTCGCGCCGCTGGTGGCGGTCGCTGCCGCGCCGCTGCCGTCGCCGCTGATGGCGATGGTCGGATTGGCGGTATAGCCAAAGCCAGCGCGGTCAAGCTGGAGGCCGGTGATGGCGCCGCCTTCGATGATGGCGGTCGCGGTGGCCCCGCTGCCGCCGCCGCCGCTGATGGTGACGCTGGCCTGGGTATAGCCCGACCCGGCGGCATCCAGCGACAGGGTCGAAACGCCGACCGGACGCGCGCCGGTAAAGCCCGGCGCAATGAGAATGCGCGGGGTGACTTTGACCACCGACTGGGCGGCCTTAAAGGCATGGACGCCGGTGCCGGTGGCGCTGTCGCCGATGATGTTGGACAGGGTTTCGTTGTCCGATGCGCCCTCGGCAACGCGGACCACCACCACCATCGCCCCGGTCTGGTCGAAAATGCCGTCCAGGGCGTCTTTCAGGGTACCGGCGCTGCCCAGGTCAGCCGCCGCACGCGGAGTGCCCGCCAGCAGGACCGGGGTATTCAGCGGAAAAGTGGTGTCGTTGGCGTCCGGTGCGGTGCCAATGACGCCGATGATCGACGACTTGACGGTGCGAACCGGACGGATGCCGTCGTCAATCTCGGTGACTTCGACGCCGTGCAGAAAATATTCACCCATTGGGGTTCTCCAAGGTTGGTGAGTGGGAGAGAAAAGGCGGAAAAAGGGTTAGAGGGTGATGTCCCAGGACACCTCGGCCACCACGGCGCGCTGGGCGGCGCGTTGGGTCAGGATGTCGTCGGGAACGCCAGCGCCGGTCTCGGCATTGCGCACCAAGTACCAGTCGGTGGCGGCCAGATAGGCCAGGGCCGCCGCGTTGGCCTGTTCTTGGGCCTGCTTGGCCGCCAACAGGTCGGCCAGCTCGTCGCCCAGGCGCTCGCGCACGGCGGATAGGGGCACGTTGGTTTCCGACCGGGTGACGCCGTCGGCGGTCAGGCGAAAGGAAACAACAGAGGTGTCAGGGGTGGTATTGGGGGTGATCTCGGGGATCGCTGTAGACATCGAACAGAGTCCTTGTGAAAGAGGGATCGGGTGGTCATCCCCCGCCGCCGCCGGGCTTGTGGCCTGCCAACGGACAAGCCGGTCGCGCTGACGCAACCCGCAAAGGGGCGCATCGGGCGGGGTCTGGCTGAACAGCAAGACCGGGATGATGGGGCAGGGGATGATGGGAAAAGACGGGCCGCCTGGGCGGGCTTAGGTGTAGGCGTCGGTGATGGTGCCGCTAGCTTGGACGACACCGTAAAGGGTTTGGGCGTTTTCACCGGCCAGGGTGATGGAACAGTCCACGTAAGAGACCACCAGCTTGTAGGGGTTCTGGTAGTAGGGGGTGCACCCGGTATCCAGGGCGACCAGGGTCTGGTTCGCGCCGATGGAAATATCGGCCCCCATGATGGTCAGGTGCGCTGCTCGCAGGGTCCAGATAGAGCCGATGCGGAACAGGCCTTGCCAGCGCGCATAATGCCAGCTGTTGCCGTTGCCGGTATAAGCGCCTTTGTCGGGCAGGGTCAGGGTCTTGCGCGGGTTGCCCGCATGGTCGCTGAACTTCACCAGGTTGGTGCTGCCGACAAAGAGAAAGGCGTTGATGATGTCCCCGACCTGGGCCCCGTCGTTGTCGCTGCCGGGCAGGGAGGGAACCACCAGATCGCCGGTCAGGCCGGCCAAGGACAGAATGTTGCGTTCGCCGGTCAGGGGCAGGATGCGTTCGAGCACAAAGTCAGCGCTGCCCGAAATGATCACTTCCAGCTCGATCGCCGGATGGCTGTCTAGCAGTTCGGCCAGACGGATCGAACTGCGCACCGGGGTCAATCCGCTCAGGCCGTCGTTGTTGTCGTCGCCGCTGTCGGTGTTGACATAAAGAAGGCGGCGGCCAACGCGGGCGAACCGTTGGTCAATTGCCTTGGTGGACCAGGGTTTGGTGTCGCCCAAGACGTTGGCCAGCCGTTTGGCCCCCTGGGTGCCGCCAACGCTGGTGGCGCTGTCATAGACCTCTAGGGTTTCCTGGGACAGCAGCGCGCCCGGAGCATTCTGGTTGATCGTGCTGGCGCGCAGGTAAAGGTGGCCGCCCCGGCGTAAAAAGGCGGTGTTGGGGGCCTCAAGGTCAAGCAGGCTGTGGATGATGTTGACCTGATTGTGCTGCGGGCGGCCTGTGCCCCAACTTTCGTGGGGGTTGGCCGACACGATGGCACCCTTGGTGTGGCGGATTTTCAGCGGGGCCGCCGAGCCGCCCAGGGTGATATCCATCATGGTGGTCAAGGTGGCGTTCCAGACCAACAGCGGGCTATCGTCGTTGGGCTGTTGAATGTTGTTGATCGTCGCGGCGTAGATATGGATATGACCCAGGTCAACGCCGGTCATCCCCGCATTGGCCACCGTCACGACATCTTGGCTAAAGGTGTGGGTCTGCCCGTTGGCCAGCAAGATGATGTTCATATGGAACGGTTTGACGCGGCGCAGGGCCTCGGCCAGCGTGCGCACGGTGGCCCCATCAACGTCGGTCGCCGCATCGTTGCCACCAACCGTATCAACGGTGATGGTATAGCTTTGGGCCAGTTCGTGCAGAAAGCTGCCGACCTGGTTTTCCATGGTGGCAACGGCGGCGTCAATGGCATCAACGCGACCGGCCACCAGTTCGGTGAGGCCGTTGGTCGCCGTAACCAGGCTGGCAACTTGACTTTCCAATGACAT